GGTGATGGTCGTTGTGTTGCCTGTTGGCAACGTCACGCCCGACACCGCGTTGGTCTGGATGCCTTCCGGCTGGGCCGTGCCCGTGCCGGTGGTGAAGTGCTGGTTCTGGATACGGGCGATCCGGTTGGCGAGCAGACGGCCGAGCAGGTCGTCGACGTTGATGGCCGAATCGTTGATGAGCTGGAGCGACACGCGGATCATCTTCGAGGTGTACATGAACACGTCGAGGCTGGCCTGCCCGATCGTCACGTCTTGCTCAGTGACCTGGGTGTTCTCCGCGAGGATGGCACCCACGTTGGCGGTGTCGTCAACCGTCGGCCACGGCAGGCTCGCGCCCGAATCCGTGGTGATGACAGTAGCGACTGATCGCACCGAGCCCTGGAAGACCTGCCGCTCGATGAGCGTGTCGCGGAACTGGGCCGGGACGGCGTAGCCACCAGCGGTGGCGGTGCCGACGCCCTGGGCTCGAAGCTCCGGGGAGCTATCAAAGTGGCTGATCATCAGCTGACGCTGCTCGGGGTTGAGGGCACTGACGCCCCCGCGCGCCCATGAGCGCCATGCCTGTGCGTAGCGATCTTCGGCGGGGACATCCTCGACCGTGATCTCTGCGCTGATGGTGGACGAGTCAAGGGCGGTGCGCGTCTCGGTGGCCTCGCTGGACCGCGCGGCGCGCTTCTCCTCGATCTCGATCTGGTGGGTCAGGCCGGTGAGCTCGGTGTCGAAGGATTCCCATCGCTGGGATTCCTCGCCAGTAAGCACGCGGCCTTCGTCGTCGGCAGGCGCAGATACGTTCTGCATCTCCTGCCAGACGGTTGCGCGCTTCTCACGCAACTTGTGAAGGTTCATATCAGGTTCCCTTTGCCCACTCGGAGGAGAGGGCGGCATAGCCGCGCATGCGGCGACGGATAGCCTCGCTTTTGATGGCGAGGGGATCGTCCTGGGAACGAGTGGGGGTACCCGGCTCGTACTTCTGCGCCAGCTCCACGAGTGCCTGTGCAGCGGCTCGTATGACTGGTGCCAGGTCGGGGGGTATAACCCCTGATTTGATGGCCGAGGCGAGGCGCACGCGGTGCTCGTCGGACATGTCGGCTGCTTCCATCAGCAGGTCCATGCCCACGGCGCGAAGGGCCGCATCGGTTTCGGTGTAGGCGGGGAAGGTGACTGGCGACACGTCAAACAAGATGACCTCGGACAGCGTGCGCACATCGTCCCCGGCGTCGGTGACGCTCCATTCCTCCTTTTTCTCGACCGGAAGGAAACTGAAGCTCATCTGGTTCAGGTCGCCGCGGTCCATGACGATCGCCAGATCCTTGGCATACGAGGTGGGGGCCATGTCGGCATCCACCCGTAGGCCGGCGTCGTCCTCGGTCAGACGCAGCGTGCCGCTGGTGTTACGCGCCAACAGGAGGTTGGGGTCGTGGTTGAGCAGCATGCGTACATCGGAGTCTTTGATGGCCTTTGTGAAGGCGCCCTCGCGCACCTCCTCGTAAAAGCCGAACTTCTTGGGGCCGATCCACGTCCGCTTGTTGAACATCGCCGCGTGGCCCTTGAATCCGATAGAGGCGTTCTCCTCGGTGGCAGCGCGTACCTCGATACTGGCCAGGCTGATGAAGCGGCGCTCTACCCCGAGCATCGGCAGCCCCTTATTCTTGGTTGCCATGACTCGGTAACTCCTTCTCTCCTAGACGAGCGCCGGTAGCGACTCGTCGGTGTCTCCAGTAGGGGGCTGCTCGTCCTCCGACAGGGCGAGTACGGGCGGGGAGCCGTCCTCCTCGAGCAGCGACATGTTCAGCGGGACCATGAAGCGGTCGCCGCCCTCGCGCGGTGGCAGGCCCTCGTCCTTGCGCGCCTCGTTGAAGGACTTGACGCCACCCTGCACGTTGATCTGGTTGGCCTCGGCGCGCGTCTTGGCGTCGCCTGCGGTCAGCGGGTCGGTGTGGAAGTGGGCCTCCACGCCACGCGGCAGGCACTCGTCGCTGATGCGCTGCTCGAAGCGAGTGAGCCACATGCGCAGCGTGAAGACCACGAAGCCGATGGCCTGCTGCTCGATTCCGGTGCCCCAGCTGGTCGACTTCTCGACCTCCGCCAGCAGGTGTGGCGGAATGCCGTACAGGCGCGCGATCTCCATCACGCCGAACTTCTTGGACTCGATGAGCTGCGCGTCGGCAGGCGAGATGCTGATGGGCTGGTACTTGGCACCCGAATCGAGTACCGCCACCTCGTGCGCGTGGGCAAGGCCCGCGATCTTCTCCTGCCAGCGCGCCTTGAGGTTCTTGGCCTGGTCCTCACCGAGGCGCTGGTCGGTCTGAAGCACGCCGCCCATCAGCGCGCCAGACGCCCACAGGCGGCCGGTGTACTCCTCGGCGGCGATGGAGGAACCGATGCTCTGCGCGGCGACGCCGATCGGCGACAGGCCCATCGGTCCGGGGATATGCAGCACGTCTTTGCGGGTGAGGTGCACCACCTCGCCGTTATCGCGACGGATATCGAACTGGCGGCCCCACGGGTTGCGCTCGCTGCGCGGCACGCGGGTGATCTTCACGCGCGCGGGCGCGATAGGATCCAACAGCGCCACGCGGTCGTTTGCGTCGTAGCCCTTTATGGCGAAGGCGTGGCCCGCCGACAGCAGCGAACAGAACAGCCACTCCCAGACTTCCATGCGCGTCAGCTCGGGATGCGGCTTCTCCAGCAACAGCGAGCGGTACGGCTTGCGCTGGGGGCCGATGCGGTGCGCCTCCAGTGGCAAACCGGCGATGGCACCCGCAATGAGCGTGATGGCGCGGTACAGGGCGATGTACTTGGTCGGTGCGTTCGCCTGGTTGACCGAGATGCCGGAGTGCGTGGTACCACCGCCCAGGACCGAGACCAGCGCGGCGCTGGTCAACGGTCGCAGCGGGTTCTCAACGGATCGGCTCTCGCCGCCCAGCAGGTTGCGGAGGATGGTCACGGAATGGCCTCGTGCTAGGCGGAGCGGCCGGCGTAGTTCGCGGCAAGGATCAGTGCAAGGCCGGCGACGAGAACCCCGAGCAACGAGTTGAACAGGGCCGCGGCGGTGACGATGAGCGCGAGCCCCACGAGCTCCGCGATGTCTTTACGGTGCAGCCACAGGTAGGCGGCCACGGTCAGGAGCGGGTCGGTCACCACAGGTTCGGCGCCTCGGGTTGAGACACGTTGGCAAGCGACGTGGCGCGGTCGTAGGCACCGATCGCGCAGATGGCGAGGTCGATCTTGCGGGGCGAGCCGCGGTGTTCCTTGACGGGGCGGGGGCCGAGGCGGTCCACCTTGAGCGTCAGGTTGTTGACGTGCCGCACCAGCCGCGGGTCGCCGGAGTGGGTGATACCGCCGGTGGTTACGGCGTCGTAGAACTTCGACCACGCCGGGACGATGCGGGCCGGCGCCCCCGTGGTGTATTTGACGATCGGTAGCCCGAGTCCCTCCATGGCCTGCATGGACCGCTCCCAACGGTAGGGATCGCAGTCCACCTCGGCCACGTCGTACAGCTTGCAGGCGTCCTCTACCGCCTTCTCCACGGCGCCGATGTCCACCCGCCAATGCGGATCAGTGAGGTCACGCTCCCAAGCCCCCACCACGTCGAGGAAGCCATCGAGGGTACAGAACACCAGGCCGGTGGAGTCGCCAGAGTAGGAGCCATCGAGGAACAGCACTCCGCGCTCGTTGGGTAGCAGCTTGCGTTCGACCGCTCGGCTCTCGAAGGTGCCTGACGGCAGGGCCGCGGTGGAGGCGACCACCCACTGGTTGGTGCGCTTGATGCGGAACTCAGCCTCCGGCGTGCGGGCCGTCTGCGCGGCGGCGCTGATATCGGCCACGTCGAGGATGTCGCCCAGCCCCGGATTGGCCTCGGCCCACGTCTCGCGGCGGTTGATGGGCGCGTCGGCGTGTCGCGGCTCCCACCAAGCCATGAAGAACGTCGGGTCTTCGATCTCGGCTGATGCGACGCGCGTGCCGTGCTGGTACAGGCTGTAAGCGATGGAATCCTGCCCGGTGCTGTCGGTGCGCACCCCGGCAGTGGTGACGATCACCATCAGCGGGTCGTAGCGCGCGCCCTGCGCCAGCGCCATAACGTCATACATCTCGCGATTGGGAAGGGCGTGCAGCTCGTCGAAGATGACGAGGTTCGGTGATAGCCCCTCCTTGGTGAACGCCTCGGACGATAGGGCGCGGTACACGGAGCCCGTCTCGGGGTACTCGATCGCGTCGCGGTAGATGCGTGCCTTGGCACGCAGCTCGTCGTCCAGCTCGACGGTGCGCTTAGCCGCCTTGAACACCAGCTTGGCCTGTTCCTTGTCGGCGGCACACGAGTAGACCTCGGCGCCCTGCCCCTCGGCGAACAGCCCGTACAGGGCGATGGGTGCCACGAGGCCGGTCTTGCCGTTCTTGCGCGCCATGCCCACCATGGCAATGCGGTGCCGGCGTCTACCGTCCGGTGTGCGGGCAAAGATGTGCCGCACGAGGTTCTGCTGCCAGGGACGAGGGTCAAGAGGTGCGCCGGTCGGGCCGGCGACCGAGTCCTTGGTGATGCGGCCATAGGCTTCGATGAAGCCCAGCACGTCTTCGCCGTCGCCGCGCTTGATGTCAGCGGCGGGGACCGACGTCAGCCAACGTGGCGGCCATCCCGCTGCTCGCGGCGATCCCGCAGCTCCTCGAGCTTGCTTCGCGCCTTGACCTCGGCCACCCCGAGACGGCTTCGATCGGCCGGTGTCAGGCCGAGTAGCGACAACCATTTGGTGATCTGTGCCTCGGTCGTTGCCAGCGCACCCTGCGCGGGGTTGAGGTAGGCGTAGCCCTTGTCGGTGTAGAGCACGTAACCCTGCGATGCGAGCTCCGCCAGCAGCAGGGAGCGGCGGTCGAGTGCCTCGCAGATAAGGCGTAGGTTGGTCATGTCCGAGGACGCCAGCCACGGGGCGTATGACAGGGCCATGCGCCACATGCGGGCGCCCTCGTCGCCAAGCTGTTCGGGGACTTCGCGGCTGGCGGCGTCGGCGGGCGGGATGATGGCGAGGGCGACGGGGAGGGGTCGCTTGCCGGGGTTGCCCGCTAGCCGCTTTTGCTCAGTCGGCTTCGGCGGAGGTCCGCGCATTCGTTGCCTCCGCTTGCGGTAGACGGGTGGGGGTAAAACCTGCGGCTGTGTGCGCGTGACTGATGCCGGGTTCGGGGGGTGGTGGCTCTTGAAGTTTCGACCCGCCCCCGTCACCTTCGCTTCGCTCGCTCGTTGCATCCACGATTCGCTCCAGATATAGACTCGACCAGGAAACCTACGAAGCCATGGCAGAAGCGCAGAACAACAGATGCGCGCTATGCGACCAATCTCCAGAGCGTCGCCCCGGCGACCATTACCCACTAGCCGTTGACCATGACCATAGTTGCTGCCCCGGACTCAGGAGTTGCGGCCGTTGCATCCGGGGCTTGCTCTGCCACAGATGCAACCGAGCGCTGGGTGCATGGGAAGCAAGTAGGCCAAAACATGCGAACTTCACCATCTACACGAGCCGGTTCACGCCTTAGCTCGCTCGTTGCAACGCCTACAGGCTGCGATGTATCCGTACTCGGGCAGGCCATCGCGGACATGCGCCGCCACCCATGGTCCCTCGGGAGTCAGCCATGTACCGCAGCCATAGCCACAGGGCGCAGGCAGGGAGGCAGCGAGGATGCGGCGCGCACGTTGGTGCGCCTCGTCGTAGCCACGCTGTTGTCGGGTGCCACGCCGTGCGTCCCTAGCCCTGGTGTGGGCGAGGCAGCGGGTAGAGGTGGTGAGCTGCGGGCACTGCGCTTCGAGGCAGGGGCGCTTCACTGTCCGCCACGTTGTACAATCCTGTGCATGGATGAACTAGCCAGTACAGAGTTCCGCAAGTGTTACGCGCAGCTTCAGGAGGAGACGCTAGTAACTGCCAATGGCCGCGTTATCGGTATGTGGTCGCCAGTCAGGACAGAAGTGCCAGTCCCGGTACCCGCTGAAACAATGGCTAGGTGGCCAAGCAGGTCGCTAAAGGCTTCGTCTCAAAGTGTGATGCGCTCGCAGGCGAAACGCGACGAGCTGCTACGAAAGATCAACCGGGGCTAATGCAGGGGCGCTTCACTCCGTAATACGGAAGGCACGGATGGACCCACAGGCTTTGCAGTAAAGGCCCGGTACCGTGTCGTCGTGATCCCTGGCATCAGGGGGTGAGCACCAGCCCGACTCGAAGTCATGGGGCGGGCAGAGCAGGATCGTCTCATCCAGTTGCTCGCGCTCGGGGACATCTTCCTTGGGTGCTGTGCGGGTGAACATCGCTCCTCCTGTCATTCGTCGGAAGCGTCGTGAATATTGGTGCGGCACAGCAGACAAACCCCGCCATCATCGACCAGCTGACCGCACGTCCCGCAGGAACAGCGGCACTCGTCGATCTGGAAAGTGAACGTCCTGGTCGCGCCTTCTGGCGCCGACGTAGACCACGAGGTGGAGGTAAGGGCGGCCTCGGTGTCGCTCACCCGACGACGGTCTCCGCATCGGCGTCGCCACCAACGTTCACGGTGGACGGCGGGGGGGCGTTGACGTAAGTCGTATTGGGCGTGGCGTTCGCCGAGGCCTGGTCTGCGACGCGGCTGGCGAACAGGAACTGGATGGCGGCGCCCACGAATCCGGCGAGCAGGAGACGAATCTCGGCCGCACTGACCTCGGCGCGCGTCAGGTAGATGATCGCCAAGCTGCCGATGATGAGCGCGAGTGCGGTCAGGTACGTGAAGAACGTCTTCAGAACGTCGGTGCTCATCGGTCCTCCTGCTGTTTTGACATCAGTTAGTAGTTGGCTAGTAGTTGTGGCCCGGAGCAGCCGAAGCTGACGGGCCGGACTGTTGCGCTAGTGGGCAACAACGTGTACCGCTGTAAGCAAGGCTTTCAGTGAGTGCAAGGGTTACTTACAGGCGACTACCAGCCCTCCGCCTTGCGGTCCATGACGTGAACGGGGGCCGTGATGGTGACGCCGTGTTCGGGGTCGTTGATCCAGAACGCCTGCTGCGGCGGCTCAGGGGCGAAGTTACTGACGTAGGCGTACTCGTCGGTGCCCTTCATGGTGCCGCCGACGATGATTCCCTTGCCCACGAAGAACTGATGAAGGTGCCCCATCACGAGCCAGTCGAAGGGCTTACCGGCCGCCATCTGGCGGCGGGTCTTGCGGTGATGGCCGAGCATCAATGGCGAGAACATGCCCGAGATGCCCGAGCCGCCGCGAAACTGGTCGCCGTGAGTCAGCAGGTAGTTGGTGCCGTGGATCGAGAACAGGGTGTCGGCGGCGTCGCTGACCGCAAAGGTGACCCGTGGGTCATCGCGGAATGCCCGCTCCAGCATTCGGTACAGCAGCCACTCGACGTTGTCCTGTGCCCGTCGCTTGGCGACCGGCTTCCTGGTGAACCTCCCATGATTCCCGACTACAGCTGGGCAATGGACCGAGCCGAACTCATCGGCCAGTAGCCGTATGGCGGCCTCGATGTGCTCGATCCAGTGGACGACCGAGGCCATCAGCGTGGCCTCGTTGGTCTCTTTGAGCTCCTCGTGGATGTTGCCCGAGAAGATGTCGCCCGCGATAGGGACCACCAGGCCGTCGTACTCGACGCCGGTGATGTACTCACGTGCCAGGACGCACACCTTCTCGGCCCATCGCCGCAGGCGCTTCTCGGCGATCTGGCGGTTGTAGGCGTTGAGGCCGTCGATCTCGGCCGGATTGACGATCTCATCGAAGTGGGTGTCGGTCAGCAGGGCGCAGGCGACGGCGGTGCCCGATCGCTTGGACGGCTTGCGGGTCCACTTCGGGGCGCGCAGCTTGGCCGATTGCAGGCCAAGCGCGAAGTCGAGCTGTTGCTTGAGGCCGTCGCGCTCCACGCTGAGGAGGCGCAGGACGGCCTCTAGGCTGCGCACCTTACGCGCCGCCGACTCGCGCGCCAGTCGCTCTCGGGCAAGGTCGGCATCGGCCTGTTGGGCTTCTACCTGCTCGCGCACCTCGTCCGCGAGGCTCACCCGCTACACGCGCACACTTGGTTACGGTGCCTCCGCAGGGAATCGTCGCTCACATGGCTGCCCCGAACGCGGAGCACCTTGCCGATGGCGGAGGCCGTTATGCCGTGGTCCTCGATGACGAGGGCGAAGTCGGTGACGTCCTTGGGGGACAGGCTGGCGACCATGGTCTTGACCGAACACTTCGGCCCAGCCGGGGCCATGGCCACGCGGATGGCGTCGAGCAGGCTCGGTTCCGTTGCATCGCCGGACACGAGGTACCTCTTAGCGGGTTACAGGACCACGTAGGGCGCGGATCACGTCAGTGAAGTGGTTGTCTCCGGGCTTGGCGGGATGTAGGCGGTGGTCACAGGAGCACACCAGTTGGAGGGTCCCATCCTCCAGGGTGACGGTCCAACCTTCGACGCGATGGTGCTGGTTCAGGCGCCGGATATCGGCCCCGAGCTCGTCGAGGGCTTGCCCCATGGTGTGGTCGTCCATGTCATGCGACGAGCTTCCGGATCGCCTCGACGATCGCCTTGTAGTCCGGCTCGGCGGGCGTGGGCTGCGGAGGCGGAGGCGGAGGCGGCGGAGCAGGCGGTGGTGGAGGGGGAGCAGGGGGAGCAGGCTGCGGCGGTGCGGGGGCGGTGAGCTCCACGTAACGCGCGAGGATGGCGTCGACCACACGCTGCGACGGGTCCGAGCGGTTGGACTGCCAGTTGAGGTGTCCACTGAACACGAGGTTGTCGGATCCCCATGGCTGCCGCTCGACCCATAGCGCTAGGCGGGCGGCGGTGTCGATCATGTTGGCCGGCATCCTCCCCGCGGCGAACTCGGCGGACTTGCCCGAGAAAGCCACGTTGAGCAGGTAGGCGTTAGGGTCGGCGTAGGCGGCCGCCGAGTGGAGCTGCTTGAGCCACGGGAAGCGGCCGGGAGCCCACGCGGAACTCGCCGGGTTGACGCCACCGGAGGCTTCGAGGTACGGCACCGTCAGCAGCAGCCCGCCGTCATAGATGATCCAGCCGTAGCTGCCTGGATTCGTCTTCTGCCAGTTAGCGGTGGCGACCGCAGCGGCGCGCGAGGTGCCGGCGCCCTCGGTGGTATGCCAGCAAATTCCCTCAGTGCCCTTGCGTATCCCAAACGACTTCGGGCCGAGCAGGATCTCGTTGGTCGGGAAGGTCATGCGTCCTCCTTGACGAGCTGCTCCGCGAGCGTCCACAGCGTGCCTTGCGCTTCGGGATGCTCCGCGTAGAAGGCGGCCGCCTCCTTAATGACTTCGGCCGACCGTCCGCCAGCGCGGTACGACTGCCCACGCAATGCGGCACGGAGATCGCGGTGAATGTTGTCGTGCCCGGTCGGGCACGCGAACACGACGCGGCTCTCGGGTAGATCAAGCCGCCTTGTCCAGGTGAGAGGGATGACGTGGTGCCGGTGCAGCCCGTGCGGCTGCGGCCGATGGTGGGTGTGGAGCTCGCAGCTCATCGCCGCACGACCGGGATACAGGCTTCCCCTTGCTCAGACAGCAGCCGGGCGAGGTCGTCAAAGCTAAGTTTGCAGCTAGATCCCTGGCCCCAGCCCCGCGACCATGAGTTCCAGAGTCGAACGTACTTGCCTCTCTCACTGACGCTGTAAGCGAGGATGGCGTGACCGCCAATCAACTCACCGGAGGCGTGGATGAATCCATCGGCATCTGTTTGCCGCATATCGCTGTACCAATTGAGCCCAAGCACCAGCGGGCCGCGATAGCCGAGCGTGCGGCGCGCGTCCTCAAGGCCGAAGGCCCAGCGATATCCGCGGATGCGGTCCAGCCACTCGCTGACAGCCTTGGCACCGGCTAGGACAGAGGTGCCTGAGTAATCTTCACCGGGCCACTGGTCGTTCTGCTGCGCCCAGCGGTAGATGGCGAGCGCGTAATCGGCGGTGATGTTCGCGTCGGGCGACGGCCGAGCGGCGATCTCGTGCGCCCAAGCGAACCCGACGCATGCGCCTTCGCGTCCCTGGTCGAGCGCCACCGGGACCGACCACGTATAGCTGCGGAAGGGCTTGTCCTCGATACCCTCGACCGCGCGGAACTGCCGGCTTCGGTCATCGAACTCGGGGAGGCGATCCAACCTCGGGTCCACCCTCGGCTGATCTGGCGTGCTCACGCGTCTTCCAACACCGCAGTGTTGGGCAGCAGCGGCGCGATGTCGCTCGGCACCACCACCGGGACAGCGGGTTGGACGGGCTCCACGATGGGCGGCGGAGGCGTCACGGCGGAATCGCCGAAGACGCAGACCGCGTACAACCACTCGCCCGACGGGGAAACGGCGCAACCGATGGCGTCATAGCGGGGATCGGTCAGGATGGCGCGATGATTCGGTGACCCCATCCACTGCTGGACGAGCCCCGCCGCCGGGTCAAGGGTGCCGGGGTCCACCGCCAACACCTCGCTCCAGGCTTGCCAGCGCCCGTTGTCGAGCTCCAGCAGGTCGCGGTGCGCATAGGTGACCGTCGTTTCTGCGGCGCGAGTCTCGGCCAGTGCCACCAGGTCGGCATCGACGGTGCGTGGGATACCGGTAGTCAGCGCGATAAGGGCAGCGAGTAGGGCGGAGATCATCGTGGTGTCACCAGGTTCATCAGTACGACCAGCGAGCCGAGGATGCTCACACCCGCCACGATGTAGGCGATCACCGCGCTTTGCCCGAGGCCCTTACCTTCGGCCTTGACATCGGTCGTCTCTAGTGCCCGGAGCGAGAGGCGCACATCCTCGAAGCGGCGGTCGATCTCCTTGACATGCGACTCGATCGACTCCTTGGTGGCTGTCTGGCGGACCATGCCGTCAAGCTGCTCGCGCCAGCCATTGCTTGAGATGAAGCGCTTGTCGGTGGCCTGCTCGGCTTTGTCGATGGCGAGATTGTTGAGTCCGTGCATGCGCTGATGCCCCTCGTGCTCCTTTTCATGCGCAGCAGCGTGGATATCGCGCTCGCGGGCGACTGCACTCAGCGCCGTCTTGATCGCCTCGTTCTCGCCCTTGTGCTTCTCCTCGTGTGCCTCGTGCGCCTTGTCGTGAGTGACGTCATGTGCGTCCTGCTCGCGACGGTGAGTAGCTAGCCGCTCGGCCGCCGCTGCCGCCGTGGATTCAACCAGCAGTTCGGCTTCGCGGCGGGTCAGGTAGCCGTTGGGATCTTCGGGCATCGGGTACTCCGGGCACGCAAAGAACCCGCTCGGGCTGAGCGGGTGGGGGGATTCGGGGGTCGCTGAACTACTGAGCAAGCCGTGGTCGCGGGTCAGCCGGAGCAGTCCGCGCGGCAGATCGGTCGATTCAGCTAGTACCTAGATACCACACCCCTCGTCATACGCGCAAGCATTAGCCGCAAGCACGATTCAGGCCGCGGCTGTCATACAGGCGGGGCATCCCAGCCTACGGTGCTGCTCGGCACGGTGCTCACGCTCCGTCTCCCACTCGGAGAGGTAGGGATGCTGCAGTCGCAAGCGGTTCCACAACACCTCTTCGCTGGCCTCCTGATGCTGGCGGCGCAGAAGATCGCCGACCGGATCAAGCGACGGGGCGGCCGGTGTGTCAATGGCGGTCGCCAGAGACTTCTTGTCTCCCCGCCAGTCGGCGCCATGGCGCAACACGTCGAGCAGGAACTTGCGGACATCGAAGATGGTCATGTCCTCGACCGCCGCGACGAAGCGCACCGGCTGGCGCATCTCCACCACGGCGACCACGAGGCGCTTGCAGGTCGATGAAGCCGGACCATCCTCGGAGTGCGACGCGTCGTGGTGCGAGCGGCAGTAGCCCGCTATCTCGTCGATGGAGGCGGCGGCGATGAACTGGAAGCCGTACTGCTCGGAGTGGCCGATGTAACGCTCGAACTGCGGGGTGAAGGGAAGCCCCGTCCAGCCCGTGGCCGCTGGCCGATTCGTCTTGCGTGCCGCCTTGCCGTCGTCCTCTCCAACGGGTTCGCCCGAGTTCTGGTGCAGCTTTACCGGGGCCTCGGCCTCCAGATCCGTCCGCAGATCTTCGATGAGGGCGACGAGCTCGTGAACCTCGGTCATGCGCGCAGCTCGCGGTGGAGGGCGATGGTCTCGGCGAGGGTCATGCGGTCACCAATGAAGGTCGTCATCCAGCTTCGTTCGAAGGTCGTCCGGCCTCGAACAGGATCGTCGGCCGTTCGCGGTCCAAAACGATGATCCCGCAGTCAACGCAGGTCCACGCCTCAATCACGATGCCACCGTCTTCACCCCGACCTGCTCGCCTTGCAGTCAGGTGTGGACAGGTCGGCTCGTCACTCATCCCCAATCCCTCCAGCATCCGGCTCATTCGTGTCTCGATGTCGGTCACGCCGTCAACCCGAGGACTTCCTGGGAACATCGGCGGGCGGCGATCTCACAGTAGCGTTCCTCGATCTCGATGCCGATGGCCTTGCGGTTCAGGGATTTGGCGGCGACGAGGGTGGTGCCTGAGCCCATGAAGGGGTCGAGGACGGTATCTGCGAGAGTCGTCATCCCCACGACAAGACGCGACATGAGCGTCAACGGCTTCTCGTTCGGATGCAGACGCGCTCCGGAGAGGTGGGCAAGGCCGGGGGAGGCGTCCCGCCACACGTCACCCATTCGTGCCTCGTCGGCTGGCTCCGCACGGGGTCGGCGCTTCCGAACCTCTCCGCGACCCTCAAGTCGGTGGGCAGCCCGCGCCATGTGCATGCCGTTCCCGGTGCGCGGACGGCGCAGGGTGTTCATGTGGTGCTTACCGAACACCGCAATGTGCTCCGTTTCGCGCCAGAGTCCGGATAGGTTGGTGCCCCGCAGCGCGCCATTGGTGGGCCACCAGACGATCCACTCGGTAGGGATAACTTCAGAGCCACCGACCAACGTTGCCAACCGCTCGGGATAGCCGAACACAGCCACTCTTGGGTATCGCCCGATCCATTCTGCGAGCAATGCGGGCGTCAGCACGGTGGTGTCCGTGGCGTAATGGGCCGTCCCATAGGGAGGATCAGTCACGATCACGTCGGCTTCTGGCATCCACTCCCGACAATCCCCGTGGTAGATCGTCACGAGGTCGTCGGCGTAGTAGGGCTTCATGGTCTCGGCGAGGGTCACTTGCTCCCCCGCTCTACCCTATCGGCATGGCACGTCGCGTGGACTACGCGCTGTTCAGGGATGATCGGTTCGTGACGAACGCGATGCTGACGAAGGCCGAGGCGAAGGCTCTCGAGGCCGCCGGCTACCGCTGCTTGCGGCCGGATGCTACGATAGACACGAGCCTCCCCCACTTCCGGGGCGGGAGTTATGTTCGGCGCGATGACCGATTCCGCCGCCGATGGGACCGGTGACAAGCGTACCGGTATAGGCTCCGCTTCCCCACTCTGTATGTTCTGTGATGTAAGCCGCCACGCACGTATAAGCGTCCCGGTATGTGTACGGTCTCCGCCCGACTTCCGCAAACGTACATTCACTTGTGTCATTTTACGCCGCTCGCTTGAGTACATCCGGCCATCTCTGCTCAATCTCATCGAGGTACTTCAGGGCCAGCTCCACGTTGTCGCTCGCTCCCTCGAGACGCCGGAATGTCTGGAGGTGGTTCGCCACCGTTTGCCGCTTGCAAACAAGGAGCGTGGCGGCACGGCCGATGTTGCGGTGCGCCTTCCACCAGGCGGTGAGCGCGTCGAGCTCGGCCGACGAGGGTCCAGTTCTCACTCCCCTACCCCACCGGCTACTTCGGAGAAGGTGAGCAGGTCAGTCATCGCGGAGCTTCGAGGAGGTCGCGGGCGGGCTTGTGTGATTCACACTGACACGGCTGGTGTCGCCATCCGTAAGCTCCATGCTCGGTGTCTAACAGGGCGGCCAGCGCCTCCCGGTACGACTCCACGTCAATCGCGGCGGCTCCTGCGCTGCGCTCGGACACCCGACATTGGTTACCGCTCGATTCAACGATGCATTCATGGAAGCAACTCGCACTGCCATCGTCGTACAACCATGCGAAGTCGTCATGCTCCGCACACCATGCCTCACGGCGTCCATCGTTGACCGCCGTTGCCACATCAGCCACGTCGGGCCTCTCGCCGCAGCCGCAGCATGATCTGAACGGTGCCTTCCAGCTCTGTCAGATGCCGCTCTAGGCGGTCAAGGCGTTCCTCGGTCGTCTGGTCTGGCTGCGGCTCCCCCGGCGCAGTCCCATCGTCATATGGCGGACCCAAGGCGATGGCTCTCGCCGGTCGCTGTTGATGGCCCTCGTTTATCGTCACGCCACTTTCCTTTCTGCCAAAGCCTCGACCTCGATGGCGATGCCGGGCTTGGCCTGCTTGTCGATGACCTCGACTAGATCAATCCCCCGCAGATGCTCCAGCGAGTCGCCCGGAATCACGCCCGCTGCCACGAGGCCGTCGATTGCGCCTTTCAGCCCCGCCACGAGATTGTCAAAATCTCGTTCACGGCGAGTGGTGAAGGTATAGGTGACGTGCAGCCGGGCGGGCGAGATGCGGGCGTTGCCCAAGCCGGCCTCTAGGGCGCCGGCCCATGCCGCCTTCTTCCACTCCTGGCGTGACCGCCAGCGTGAGATGTGGTCCATGCGGTGGAGCTGATTAGCGTTGGGTGGATGGCCGGGGAGGTGGATGGTCACGCCGCTTCCTCGGGCCATAGCGGCTCCGGCGTCACGGGTTCCGGCTGCTCCACGACTGGCCGAGGCTTGCGGTACGTCACGTCTGCTGATCGGCCCATAGGAATTCCATAACTGGTGGGCTCAGAAGTGATGGCTGGCTTCTCTGGACGGTTGCGGTTGACCGCTACCCCATCGACCGACTTCCGCGCCTTCGTCGGAGCCTCCACGTCCAGTCCCAGCCCGCGCTGCGTACCGTTGAGTCGCGCCTCGATGATGGCGATATATTCCGCCTCCTTCTCGATTCCGATCCAGGCGAAGCCCTCTTGCTCGGCGGCGATTAGGGTGCTACCGCTGCCCGCGAATGGGTCCAAAACGAGGCCTGGCTTTACTCCGGCGGCGAGGCGCCCTCCACACGACGGGCACGCCCCGAGAGGTAGATCGTCCACTGGCAATGAGGGCAGGTGATCGGCTTGCGGGGCGGCTTCGGCAGGCTGTCGTGAGCTGACTTGCTCAACAGTTCGAGGTTCTCTGGACGGTTGTCGTCTTTGCGGTGATTGCGGTGATGCACTACTTCGCCCCGAGTCAGTGGTCGTCCGAGGATCTCCGCCATCACTCTGCGGTGTTGCATCACGTACCCACTCCGCGCCGCGTTCGGGTGCGGTGGATTCCACTCCAGGATGTAGCCATTGACGTCGCGCATCCAGTTCGGACGATTGCGCCCCACTACCCTCGTCGCGCATCTCCTTGAGCAGAATCGACTCGCCCGAGTCTCCGGCTGAAACAGAGTCCGGCATTCCTCGCAGGGCTTGGGCTTCAGTGTTGCGCCCTGATTTGCGCACGCCTTCGAGCAGTACTTCCGTTGTCGCTTCGCCCACTCCCCCATCGCCCGGAACATCGTTCCGCATGTCTGGCAGGGCTTCCTTGGGTTCGCGCTGAACTGTGCTCGGCAGGTGTTCGAGCAGAATGTCCCCGGTACTCGACGGCGAAACGTCTGGCCGCACCGCTGACACGTTTGGTCTATGTGAAGGACTGCTACCACAACTCACACATTCTAGCACATTCACCTTCGGCGGGGTGACGAGGCGCACGAGGTGGCGCATGAGCTCGGTGCTCTTCACCGTCGGGTGGCTGTTGGCGCGGGCCTGACCTACCTCGCGGCGGAAGTCGTCATGACCGCACGTCGGTCGGTAGTTGAGCACTCGACGGCATCCGCAGATATTGCAGACCAACGCCGGGAAGTCACCCTTTGTCTGTGTCTCGGGGATCTGGCCCCGCACGACCGGCTCACGATCACTTCTCGAACTCTTAGGCACTAAAAAGAAGCGGGAGTAGGTGCCGGTGTCGCCGTAGCCGATCGGTACGTGGCCGCCCCATCCGCCGTCGTAGCCCGCAGTCTGAAAGCCCGCTGGCCCGGGCTTGTTGACCAGCCTCTCCCCTCCCCCCACCACGCCCTCTACCCCGCCGTCGAAGATGGCCCGACCGTCGTCGGTAGCGGTCAGGAGTACGTTCGCAGGCCAGCGCCCAAGGTTTGGGTTCATCGCGTCCATCGAGGCGTCCACGGGCCGCATCCCATACCCCGGCTGTCGCGACTGAGAGCCAGAGGCGGGCACGTCCTTCGTCGTCCCGATCCTGCACCCTCCGATGTTCAGCGCCCCCGTGCCAAACTCCTGGACGTTCGCCGCGACCGTGCCTCTGAGGGGCTTGCGGGCGAGCCACCAGTCCTCATAGGCGGGCTTGAGGGCGGTGCCCCAGCCGTCCCACTTGCGGGCGGCGTCGGTGGCGGGGGCGGTGACGGCGATCTCATCGGGCATTCTTGGACCTTCACCGTTGTCGTACATACGGGTCGCTACGTCTGTTCTACGCCCGATAACCTCTCGCTCTGCCTCGACCCATTCAATAAGCTCGTCGTATCGGTCATCCATCCCGAGAACAACCTTGAGACGGTGGTACATCTCACGACTCGGAGGCTGGACGCCAGACTTGCGGCCCTCCCACCACGAGGCCGAAGTATTCGTCCCCATCGCTTCGTCGAGTTGCCGGAGGCTCCACCCCTTCTCCGTCCGGCGCTCGCGGACGTATCGACCGAACGCATCGAGGTCACGGTCGTACTTGCCGTTCGCCTTGTCGATGGCCCTGCTCACGTCGAGCGACTTCGGGAAACCGCTGGCGAAACAGTGAATCAGCCGATCCCTCACCTCGAAGCCGGCCCCATCTAGAGCCCACGCTGTCCAGTGCGAGGTGCGCGGCAGCGCCCAGACCAGCGCATGGCCGCCGGGCTTTAGCAGGCGGTAGCACTCGCGCATGACTTCGGTCATCCACGCTACCCACAGGTCGCGCCCGCCTCGATGATGGTCCCAGTCCTTGCCCATGAAAGAGATGCCAGCGGGCGGGTCGGTCACCACGGCGTCGACCGACGCCTCCGGTAGCGTCCGCATGACCTCGATGCAATCGCCGAGGTGGATGGTCATCGAAGCCCCCTCGGTGATGGCGGGCGAGAGGAATGCACGCCACACCCCCTACAAGTGCAGTCCATACGGCAGAAGTGGTTGGTGTAGCAACGGCACCTTCCCGGACAAGCGTGTGGCGTCTCCGAAATAGGATCGGCGCAGGTCCTGTCTCGGGTCATCGCAGCCCCCTCGGTGATGGCGGGCGAGAGGCGGGAAGCCCCCGCCCGCCGCTGACGGCTACGCGCCGTCGTCGTCGTCCTTCGAGACCTCGGTCGTCTCCTTCTCGGTTGTCTCGGTGGTGGTCTCGGTCGTTGACTCGACCTCCTTCTGCGGCTTGTCGTCGGGCTCCGGCTGGTTGATGGTGATGGTCAAGGGGTCTCCTCGTGCTACGGGCTCGGTCGTTGGTGCCGAGCTGCTGAATGGTCACGCCGACAGTCCCAGTGGCGCCTGCGCGTTGCGGCGCATCTGCTGCTTGAGGTACTCGGGGTTCAGGTCGATGAGGACGGCGCGCCGCGAGAGGCGGTTGGCTACCATGCCGACGGTGCCGCTGCCTGCGAAGGGGTCGAGGATTACGGCGGGGGTTGGCTCTGTGGTATGGGCGCAGGTGGGGCGCCAGCCGGTAGTTCTGCGTTGGTCGTCGAAATACTGAGAGTGAAGACGGCTGGACGGGTCATCGGGGCCATCATTTCGGTCGGGGTTGACATCCTTCGGCGAGATATGACGTTGCCCAGTGACGACTCGCTCCACCGCCCGCTCCCACGGCGCTCCACACTCCGCGCAGACGCCACGCTCGCTGCTCCCAGCCTTGATGCACCGCTCGGGCAGCTCGGGCGGGAAGACGGCGAAGTGTGATGCGCTATAATCGGAACATGTACACTTGCCGGACGTGCGCCCAGTCGTTTGATCGGCTGGATCACCCGCTACGGAATCCTCCGCGGTACTGCTCGCGCCCTTGCGCGGCAATCGGTCGGCGAGATCGAGTTGAGCGTCCGTGTCCGGTGTGCTCGACTCCGGTGCAAGTGAAGCCGAACCAAGCGGCCCGGACTCGACAGACGTTCTGCTCTCGAATCCACTACGACCAGTGGCAGACAGTCCATCCTGCACCGACTGCTCGCCCTGATCCCCTTCGCTGGTCGGAGTTGGCGTGCGACTGGTGTGGAGCTCGCTTCCGGCGTCGGACTCTTGACCATCGGCGCTCGTCGGCGGGGTTAGCGTTCTGCTCTCGTGAGCACTTCCAAGAATGGGCTCGAGTGAACTTCCAGCGGGAAGGGAATCCGGTATGGACGGGGAAGCATCCAGACTATCGAGGCCCAAGTTGGCGAACAGTCCGTCTGCGGGCATTGGGGCGGGACGGTTACCGTTGTGTGGACTGCGGGACCGCAAATGATCTAGTAGTGCATCATCTCCGTCCGTTTGCAGCGTTCGACGGATCGCCCGAAGCGAATGCACTGGACAATCTGGCGACAGTGTGTCGCGGTGACCACCATCGTCGGCACTCTGCGTAGTGTTCCTATAGGGCACGGTGGCGATGGTCCAGACGGACCTTAGATTCCGTCCAGTACGGCCCTCGGGCGCCACCCAGTCTTGACCTGGCCGCGTTAGGCCATCAGTGCGTCCACCGACATTGCGCTCGGCGGGCTTGTGGCCACCGGGCGCTCCGTTGCGATCATCGGCCCAGCCTTCCCGCACCGCATCCGCATCGAAGTAGTACCGGGCGCTCTTAGTCAGGAGAAAGAGATATTCGTGGGATTTGGTAGGTCGGTCGGTGACCGACTCCGGCATCGGGTTCGGCTTCGACCAGATGATGTCCGAGCGGAGGTACCAGCCGTCCGCCTGGAGGGCGAAGGCGGTGCGCCACGGGATGCCGACGAGGTCTTTCGGCTTGAGGCCGCCGGGTCGATAGTTGCCAGCACGATTCCGGGCTTGGCCCTTGACTGGCTCACGACCGCCGGAATTCAGGAACTCGCCTTGCCGATATCCGCCCGGATCATGCGAGGCATACGAATCTCCGAGATTTAGCCAGCACGTGCCGCTAGGCTTGAGCACCCGCCGCACCTCGGCGAATACGGCCACGAGGTTGGCGACGTACTCCCCAGGTGTCCGCTCAAGGCCGAGCTGTCCCTCGGCGCCATAGTCGCGGAGCCCCCAGTAGGGCGGGCTCGTCACGACGCAATCCACCGAATCCGATGGGAGCTCGGCAAGGACGGTGCGGCAATCGCCGCCCCAGATCTGGAGCCACGCGTCCTCGTAGAACGGGGTCATGCCGCCACCCCGAGCCGCATCAGATACTTCCGGGCTACGCGCTTGGCGTCCTCAGAAGCCGTGGGGTCGTCAACGATGGACTGGTTCATCGCGGCGTGAGCAAGCTGGTCGGCGGTCAGCGCGTCGGTTGGTTCCCCCGTACCCCCTCCGTACCTTTCCGTACCTCTACCTTTACCTACCTTACCGGGTAGGAGGTTTGCGGAGACTTGCGGAGCACAGCGGAGGTGTGCGGAACTCACCCCAATGGCCTTGGTTCCACCCATGCGCTGATGCTTGAGAAGGTTCGGAACCGTGGCGTGCCCGCACTCATGGACGACCAGCCGATCAACCCCGATCAGCGACTCGGCGCGTTCCCTGACCCATGTCTCGCGGCGACGGCGCGGCTGGTAGCCGTACAGGGCGTGGCCTATCTCCGGCACGTTCCACTCGAAGGTTCCGCCGTCGTCTGCGAGCTGCCAGGTCCCGATATAGAACAGCTTGACGCTATCGGGCAGCGCCTCGATTACGGCATCCTCCCAGAAGGAAGGCTTAATCTGACGGATCCTCACGACGCCTGCCGCCGCTGCACTTCACTCCCCAGCAGCGTGGTCTTGGCCCACCACACGAACTCCTGGGCGTTGAACTCCTCGCCGTCGGCCTCCTCCACGAACTCGCGCGCCAGCAGTTCGAGGTAGGCGTACATCACGGGGGACAACAGGTAGGGCGGCTGGTTAGCTTCCGTGCGGGCCCGATGTCGCCAGCGCACGCGGCACGACGGGCAGGTGCGGTCGGACGGTCCCTCGGCTGGCAGGTGCAGGGAGCAGTAGATCGAGGGCAGCAGGGGGCCGCGGAGGCATTGCGTGCCGCGCTGGGTGCGGCCGGCGCAGCGTGTCATGCCGCCGCCTCGGTGAGGCGGATGTATTCGTCGGCAATGGCTTGTGCGGCTGCACGGAACGTCAGGCCACCGAACGTGATTGCGCCCCGCTCTCCGGGCCAAGGCACATGACTCATGGCCTCTGCGATGGCCAACGCCAGCGCCTCAACGTCCAACGCGGGAGGCACCGCATCCCCGCTCATGCCGCAGCCCTCGCTATCGAGGCGCTGCGCGCGCAGTAGCGACACAGCCGCCCGCCGGGAGTCATGGTCAGGCAGCGGGGACCGGGACAGGATGAGCCGCCGTTCGGAGGGCGGATGCGCCAGCCCTGCTTGCGAAGGCCCTCCGCTTCCTGGTAGTTGTAGTGCTCCAAGTCGATGTCGGTCATGCCGCCGCCCACAGCGTCAACGGCTCGCGCTGCTCGGCGGCCCAGCGGCGCAACGCTCGAATCCGGCGGAGCTGCGAGCCGATGCGGGCTTCGAGCTGCGCGGCGTAGCGTTCGACTTCCTCGGCCGAATCGGCGACATACACCCCGGCGGGGCAAGACACGATTGGCAACCCTGCTAGGACGAGCTCTTCCAGGTCACGCTCTACGCGACGGCGGGAGAGGCCGTAGGACTCTGCAAGCAGGCCGATGGGCACCGCACGGTCCTTGCCGCGGGGTAGGTTCACGCCAATAACCCTCGCCGCTTCGCCTCAGTCGGCCAATTGTGGATAGCTTGGTGACAAATACGGTGAACGGCCCGAAGATTGGCCGCCTCGTCTTTCCCGCCGGCACTTCTCGGAGTGACGTGGTGCGCGTCGAGCGCCCCGCCCGGCACCTCGCACCAACGGCACGTCCAGTCGTCGCGGTCGAACACCGCCTGCTTCACGGAGGCAGGGATAACGTGCGGGCGGGAGCGCAGGGGCTTGGGGTCGCGGCGGCGCGGGGTGGGCTTGGCGATGGGCTGGATCACGCGGCGTGCTCGCGCTGGTAGCGGTCGTGCTGCTCGGGCGTCCAGTAGGTGTGGTCGAGATCGCCATAAGTGTTGAGCACGATGCCGAGCTCGCGCTCCACGACTTGCACCAGGGCGGCGATGGCCCCCTGCTGCACTCCTGCGTAGGCGGAGCCCTCTAGCTCAGCCGTTCCGATCATTTCCATGATCGAGCCGTCGACGAACTCCTGCAACACCGCCCGCAAGCGGGCCTCACTGGGACGGCTCACTCGACCTCCCCCACGACGTAGCTCTCGATAGCGTCAACCATGTCCTGGGGCGTCAGCGCGCGATAGACGACCCGCTGGAGTTCGATGCGCTCCACGATGCGGCCGGGCCGGTCATCGGCGTCGCGCTGGGGCCATGCGAGGCGCAGCGATTGCAGCATCATGTTCGTGGCGGGATCGAAGTCAGTCATGCCGCCACCACCCGGATGGGGTGACTGTTCTTCCACGCCGGGATAGGCTTCTCGTTGCAGTAGCCGTCGGCGTCCCGCTCGGCGCATTTCCAGAACGCCTCGAAGGGCCTGCCGACCCTGCTGATGCCGCCGTCCTTCACCGTCCACGGCGTGTCATGCGTCGGGCAGCGTCCTAGGGCGTGGTCGGGCGTGACGAGCTCGCCCCCGGTGGCCTTGAGGGCTACATCGCGGAGATCTTCCGACGGGTCCGGCTCGGGACGCGGGGTATAAGCGGGAAGCGGTGGGAGGTCGTCAACCGGGGGCGAGGTGGGGTGCACCCCCGGCTGTTGAATGCCGCGCAGCTCGTGCGCGACCTGGGCGTAGGCTTCGGCCAGCGCATCGTAGGCGGTGGCGAGACGCTCGCGGGTCATGCTGCAACCTCCCCGTCCTCGTTGGCGATTTCGGAAAAGTCATGGCGGCAGTCGTGCTGCTTCCGCAGATGTGTTTCTAACGTCGGGTAATAGGCGTTCGCCATATCACGCTCCTCGATCTCATTGGCTAGCCACTCGATCAGTTGTGCCTTGTTCGCCTTCTCCATCCGCTGGAGAACACAGGGCGGGTTGCAGTCGCATCCCTTTGTCGTCACGCAGCCTCCTCTACGGCGGGCTGTCGCGCGGTCACGAACAGCGCCTTGTACTTCTTGAGTTGATGCTGGTGCAGCGCCCCCAGGAACGCCTTCCACGCCAGTCCGGCGGCGATGGGCGTCACCCATTGCAGTTCGTAGGCGTCGGGCCTGAGCGCCAGCACCGCCAGACGATCGGCGGGCGGCATGACGACCCACGCGCACTCGCATGTACCGCCCGCCAGGACAGCGCACGGCTCTGCGGCAGTGCGCGGATAGAGGCGGTCAGCGTGAGCGTAGGCGGCGAGCTGCATGGTGGCGCTCTCGTACAGGCCGCCCGTCTTGAAGTCCACGATCACCGTCTGCCCGCCGATCTCGAACACGCCGTCCACGCTGCCCGCGTAGCCGGTCTCGCTGTACACCTCGGGCTCCATGTACAGCGGGCGGGGGTTCCACTCCATCGCCCAGCGGATGGCCTGCTCGATGTAGGGCTGCTCGGCATCGGTAGCGGGCGGGACGCGGCCGGTGGAGAACCAAGAGTCGAGCGCCTCGTGGACGCTGATGCCCTGCGTGGCGGCCTGCGAGGGCTTCGCCAGCTCCTTGATGATGTCGCCCACCACGCCGGAGTAATGACGTTCACCCTTGGCGTTGGGCTCCGCTTCCTTGTGCACTTCACGGCGGGCGCGCGTGGCGGTGCGCAGGGTGAGGTCGATGGCGCGCCGGATCTTCCAGTTCTCAAGCTCCCACGAATGCAAGTTCTTGTTGAGGGTGGTCACCGAAGGCACTTCTATACCGTCGAAGGTGTAGTTGCGGCGATACCAGCGGTCGAGCTGCGCGTGGCGGGGATCGCTCATGCCGTCAGCCCGAGCACTTCCTGCGAGCATCGTCGGGCGGCGATCTCGCAGTAGCGCTCCTCGATCTCGATGCCGATGGCCTTGCGGTTCAGGGACTTGGCAGCGACTAGGGTGGTGCCGGACCCCATGAAGGGATCGAGGGTGGTGCCGGTCGTCTTGGCAAGCAGCCACCGCATGACTTCCACAGACTTTTGCGTTGGATGCCCGACATAAGCCGAGCCGGTGGCACCCTTGAATGGGACCGTGGACCGATAGACTTCGCTCCGACGCTTCGCGCCATCGGGCGCGAAGTGATAGATCGACTCGTATGGACGTCCGTTGACATTGGCTCGGTGCCAGATGTGGACTGCAACAAGCGGCAGGTCAACAGGTGGATGCTCCAGCTCGCTCCAGAACACGAGGGCCTCCCCTCTCCAGGCGGACAGGACCGTCCGCGCCGATCCCACTCCATTCTCGAACCAGCCCGCATTGTTCGGATACGGCGGATCGGTCACAATCACATCAGCCTCCGGCATCCACTCCCGGCAGTCGCCGTGGTAGATCGTCACCGCATCGTCGGTGTAATAGGGCGTCACGCTCATGCCACCCTCGCCGCCCGCGCGTGATAGGCCCGTACCCGTATGGCGGCGATGGCGCGCCGCAGGTCGCGCAGCTTCGCCGCCAACTGCCGACGATGAATCTGGCCGCGCCACGTCGTCTTGTCGTAGTCGAAGGCGTTGCGCTCTCGCTCCTCGCACATATCGTCGAGGACGTGGCGCAGGGCATCGAGGGTTACGGTGAACTCGTCGGGGTTCATGCCGGCTCCTTGGTGGTGAGGCGGGGGTCGAGAAGTTCACGGAGTTCATCGGCCATCGCCGCCGCCGATTCGCTACCGTCGAACCCTTGGCTGGCGTGATAATCGAGCTGCGAAGCGGCGCGCTCAACTACGTCTCGGGCATCCTCCGATAAGACGACTCGGATGGGGACAGTGATCGTGCCGATGCGGGCGATCACGCCGCCACCTCTCCGACGATCTCCTCGACCGCGACGACATCGAAGGCGATGCCGTACTCCCGAGCCCGCTCACGAGCTTGGTTCTCGGCGTCATGGATGCCGATCGCCTTCGGGATGGTGACCCAATAAGCCGGACATTCCGGCTCGCGCACCTGGACTCGGTAGCAGCGCAGGATGTAGTCGGGGTGGCTGGTACCAGGCGGCATCAGTCCCAATCCTTTCCCGGATCACGAGGGGTGTAGTGGGCACGAGCGGCGAAATAGTCGTTGAGTGCTCGCTCCAAGAGGGCGGTGAGGGCGCACAGCACGGCGAGCGTGATGCCCCCCAAGAGCAGGAAGTAGGCGATGGCGGCGGTGGAAGTCATGCGGCTTCCTTCACTTCCAGATCAGACAAGAGGAGCCGCAGCAGCCAAGGCCGCTTACGACTAACGTCTTGCAGTTCACGGAATACCGATGGACGCAACAGCCTCGCAGCAGCTCCGTCGTTGGCCAAGAGTTCATCGGCAATCGCTGGCACAACGAGAAGCGAAAGCATCTCTTCGGTCTCGGGGCTCTTCTTTGACTGAGCTTGCCGGACGTAGTAATTGCTCTCGTCGAGATCCACGGAGATCAGGTCCCCGATGATGCTCACTGCGTAAAGGCCAGGGACCTTGTTAGCTGGCACGAACCGGACTCTGACATTGGCCTGAGCCCGTTCCTTCTTTGTGGCATTCCCCGCCCCCAGCTCATCGCCTTGGTCTGGTTCCCGCCTTGGAACGATCTCAGGGACTTCCGTCCCTGACGGCTCAGCCGGCATGGGCCAGTGGTATTGAGGCTCCCGCTTGACTGGGCGAGCAGGTACATCCACGTCAAGGAGGCCGCTGAGGTGCTTCGACAGATTGGCCTCGATATTGGCAACGGCGAGCATGCGAGAGTCTTCCTTGATGCTCTGCAGAATCGGGCGTAGCACCCCGAAGAGGGCGGCGTAAAGAGTGTCCTCAGCCTCAGCATCATTCAAGGAAGTCTTTGTATTGGTGAGGAAGTCTTGCCAGCCCTCACCAAGGTCAACCCAAGCCCTGAGAGTCCGGCCGTCATAGGTTTCGGACTTATCCGGAGATTGGTAGCAGTCCCGCGTCCGCTTGATGACCTGTGGTCCGAAACAAATCTCTAGGGCGGAATCCTCGAAGGTCAGTTCAGGATCAATCCCCGCATAGAGGGTCGCCCCGAGTTCCCGATCTCTGACGAGCATCCTGAGGTCCCACGTCTGCCAATGGCCTTCCTGTGCGGTGGTAAGGGCATGACGTTCGATGCGATCGCCCCGAACCGTCTCCCAGACGATGTGTCGATCCTGCCGAAGCCCGGGAGCGAATGTCTTGGCCAGTTCCTCTTGGATGCGAGAGGGTGAGAACCTCTTCTCGCGCCGCAGCTTCAAGCGGATCAGGGTTCCGTTATTAGCTTCTAGCAGATCGGTGGGAGTCCAACGCAACGACGCATTCGTCCACGGAGAACCCTCGACTTGCCACCGATCACCACGCCTGAGAGCCGCCCAATTCAGCGACACAGAGGAGGTGAGACCATCGCGCAACGTGTAGATATGTACTTCGGAGGCGAGCCAGATCAAGGCCTTCGTCCCGCCATAGCCCCACTTGCCGATATCACGGTGCGATACCCCGCGTCCCTGGCCCAACTGAAGGAGATCGCGCACGTCCTGCATCCCGACACCGTTATCGAGGATGGTCAATTCCCGCTTACTGACATCCCACCGGATGGTGACGACAGTCGCGTTGCCACGGCCTTCTCCAAAACTATTGGCGATGAGTTCAGTAATCGCTCCCCGGGCCTGCCAATCGTCTGCCTCGATGGCGCTGATAAGGTCCAGCTTTGGCACGATGTCCCAGGTCTCGGTCTTCACTTCACAACCCTCTTTTGCCTTGTCAGCTCGTCATAGAGGCGAGAGATCTGCTCCTGCGCGGCGTCTATGAGCTTCCAGTCGGTCTCCTTTAGGTCGGCGGCTCGCAGGGCCTTCAGCTCCTTCAAGCTGCGCCGCCAGCCCAACAGGTCAATGTGCTTGGGCTTCGGGATGGCGTGCTTGTCGGTCAGTCCCTTGCTCACCATCTCCCGCCAAGCCGGGAAGTGTGTAACGGCGTTACGCACTTCCTTCTCAGTTGGGAACTTCTCGGCGAATTTGGCTCGCTTCGTTAGTTCTGAGCGACCAACCCCGATCTCCTTGCAAAGGTTGTCGAGAAATCCCTTCGGCAGTTGCTTGCCGACTCGCTGCTCCAGGAGGTACTTGCCGCAATCCCAGCGCGCCTGCATCGCGTCCTGCTCGTCGCCATTGATACGCTCCTCGAACTTCGTAAACGTCTCGACGACGAGAATGGGGACGTACCCGACATCCTTCTTGATATCCATCGCGATGCTCATCGATGCTCCTTGGCGACGTGGGCCGTCCGGTATTTGCACTGGCCGCCGACGATGACGTGACGACCATCACCGCACGCACTTCTCTGCGCGTTGATAAGCGCCAGCACGAGCACGTGCTGAGCCGGCATCAAGGAATCGAGTTGCACGGGGGCGGAGGCTGGGTGTGCGGTCATGCCCTCGGTGGTCACGGATGAGTCCTCTTCCAGACTTCTTCGAAAATGCGGTCGGCTTCGGCCTCTTCCCATGCCACCAGCGGCCGCGCCTGGCGCTCGTCCATGTGGCAGGGGCACAGGCGGGCGCAACCGTTTTCACGGACGGAAGGAGCGGCGGTGACCGGTCGAGGAGTGGGGCACGCGCAGTAGCGGCACGGGACAGTGCTCATGCGGCCACGTCCTTCCGGTTCCGAGCGCGCCACGCGACCTGCTGCCGCCACTGGGCACGGGTGAGGCGCAAGCGCCCGCGTCGGTCGTAGGTGCCGATGCGCTCCTCGCTGATGACTCGCAGCCGCGTAGGACGCATGACCAGGACAGCGAGCTGTAGGACGCCCATCAGCGCGACGGCGATGCCCACGCCGAGCCAGCCGTTCACGACGTAGCCCACGCCGGCCCAGAAGGGGGTCACCAGCAGGATGGCGTGAGTAATCGGGGGCATCAAGCTGCGCCGCCGTGGCCAATCTCGGCGATGTGGTCGGGGCACTCGTTGATAGCCGGGGTGCTATCGGCCATCCGCGTTAGCACCAGCAGATGCGGCAGTCGCTCGGCGAGCTCGAAGCCCGCCCGCTCCAGCTCGTGGACCGCCCCAGCACGATGTCCAGCCCAGACATGCCCCATTGCTCGCTCAAGGGCGTCTGCGGCGTTCCTGGTGGCTGCTAGGGCACTTTCGCTGGCAGCCGACAGGGCGGCGCGCGAGACGCTGATCTGTTCTGAGCGACGGTCGGGGAAGGGGTAGAGGCGGGCGGCGGTCATGCTGCCTCCACGTTAGGAACGTTCGTCAACGTTTCCATTGCTTCGAGGTAGCGGCGCTCCATCTCGGGAGTGACGACAGCCTCGCGCTCGATGGCGCTGACCCTGGAGTTGGTGACGCCCATCTGTCGTGCGAGGGCGACGCCCTTTACGCGGGCGGCGATACGCAAGAGTTTGAGCTGCATTCCAGTCATGGCGCGGAGTGTGGCACGTTCGGTACGTCCTGTCAACATCTATCTACGAACGTTGCTGCACTCGTCAACATTGGTGCTAGCGTTCGCGCCGTGAAGACACCGGAGCAGCGCGGCAAGTTCGGCGCGTGGCTGGTAGAGCAGCGTGACCGGCTGAGCCGCGAACGGGGCCATAAGCTGCTGGCCGAAGACCTGCGTCGCGAGCTAGCCGAATGGGGCTACCCGTTGGGCGAGGCACACTACCGCGCCCTAGAGGGCGGGTCTAAGCGGCCAGGACGCGAAACAAGGGAGGCCCTCGCCCGATTCTTCGGACAAGAGCCTCCATCAGAGGGACCGCAGGTTAGTCAGGATCTAGGGCCGCTGGTGGCAGCTATCCGTGAGCAGACGGCGACGATGAACGAACTGATCGGGCTGCTTCGGGCGAGCGCCCTTGCTGGTGTGGCGGAAGGCCAGCGGCGCTTTGAGGTGGAGGAAGCTGTCCATGCATCTGGCGGAAGGCCAGATGAGCCGCGCGAGCTACAGTCTCCTGAAACTCAGCGGTGATGGCGTCGATAATGGTCGGGTCGGTGACTGTCTTCACGGTTGCCCTCAGTCAACTCGGAAGTTGGGACAGCTAGAGTGTCGCTACGGACTGGGGAATAGGGAGGAACGATGATCCGAGCAATGATCCTAATGGCGCTGCTGGCGGGCTGCGGCACCGTAGCCACGCCTGAACCGACAGTCTCGCCGACACCGACCGAGACTGCGGTGCCAACCCCCACGGCGAGCCCGACACCTACTGCTACTCCGGAGCCTACGCCCGACGAGGCGGCAGACACGGCATGCGATGCAATCAGCGAGTTCCGCGATATCGGCAACCTCCTGGTCCCTATGGGAGACGCGGCTTTCGATGCCTTCTCTGGTGAGGGATACGGGACCTGGGAGTCTGCCGTCAACGGTGTGACCGATCAGATGGAGACAGTGATAACACTCCTCGAGGACGTGCCCAACGAGGAGCCATACGAGGACTGGAAACTTGGCGCGCTGCAACTGATGCTCGTCTGGTCCAATGCCATCATCGCCTACGATCGCGGGATCACCGAACAGGATCTATCAGGGATGGAAGAGGCGAATCAGATCCTCGCCGACGGTGAGCCCCTGATTGCCGAGATGAACGCCGCCGCTGACCAGTTCGAGGCGGACTGCTAGGGAGTCCTCTTACGCGGTAGCGTCTCGCCCGCATCGTTCAGCGGCGTGGGCTGGAGAGCCCTACCTAGAGTGTAGGCAACTCCGCGGCGACGGGCACTGCCCGCTGGCGCAACTTGCCCTCCGTGGTGAGCGATAGCGGGCGGTCGGGTGCCCCGATGACTTCGGTGAGGTTGATCTGCGGATTCCCCTGCTCGGCTTCCAGCTTGGCGATGATGCGCGCCTCGATGTCCGCGCGCTCGATGCGCGAGCCGTTGGTCTTGTGCTGCAATGCGGTGATCTTGCCAGCGGCCTGGATCACCCGGTAGTCGTGCGCCTGAGCGCCGAGATAGGCCGGGAAGGTGCCCGCGCCGGTGGCTCCCTGTACGCTGAAGACTTCCCCGAGACGCCCCTCCTCATCCAGCCCCACGAGGTCAACGATGCCTTCGGGTCGCACGAGGTAGTCCAGCGTGGCGACTACGTCGCCAGCAGCGTTGTACGCCAGCCCCATGCCGAGATGTGGCAGTTCCATCAGATGGCCGCCTCACGGAAGATTCCGTACTTCACCGTCTGCACCGGAGTCGCGCCGGTCAGGGCCGTCATATGCGACGCATCGAACTCGGTCTGGTTGGTATTGACTACGCGGGTCATGCCCTGCGTTCGGGCCTGAACGGGGAGGACGCCCCCCGAGGCTCCCCCGAGTTGATGCGTCGGCATGACGACCGCGTAGTTATCGGAGGGCACGCCACCGGGGGATGCGCTCAGCAGCCATGCCGCAAAGGCGGGCCGGTACGTGAAGCCGGTGGCAAGTTGGATCGCCGCGTAGCCCGAGCTGGGTCCGGTGAATGAGTCGATGCTGATGGTGCCCGAAGCAACGATCTTGTACATGTTCGACGAGCCGTCGATGACCACCGTGCCCGACGCGTTGGTGACGGTGATCTTGCCGCTGGTAACGGTGATGCCATCGGGTGAGATGGCGACCGTGCCATCCGGGGTGATGAGCCCATCGCCCTTACTGAACACCACGTCATCGACAAGCATTGTCTTGGATGCAGTCATATTGCGGAGAATGATGCGCACCCCGGCAGTGCCTGCCGGGGCGGTGCCGGGCTTGGTCTGACGGACCATGGCCGCGCTGATGCCGAACGTGAACGTCGGACTGGAGGAGTAGCCAAGGTCTGCGCCAGCAGAATTCACAAAGCCGATCACGATATCGCCTTGGCCGCCATTGCCACCGAGCAGGGCGGAAACCTGCACGACGTCACCGGGCTGCACGCCATAGATGGTCTGAGAGAGTTCACGACCCGTGCCGCCCGCCGCGTTGGTGCTATACGCCCGCCACCGGCCAGAACCCTTGTAGCTCGCTTCGATGGCCTCAACACCGCTCGTGGACCCGGTCGGTCCGCCGGACGCCGACCAGCCGCTGAGGTCGCCGGACTCGAAGTCGGAGTTGTTCAGCAACCGGCCCTGACCCACCAGCAGTTTCTCGGCGGTGACGGCACCCGCCGCGATCTTGTTGGCGGTGACGGCGTTGGCCGCAAGCGCGTCGGCGGTGATGGCACTCGCCGCGACCTTCCCGGCGACCACCGCGTTGGCCGCCAGCTTGTCGGTTTCGATCGCTCCGGCAGCGATCTTCTCGGCGATGATAGAGCCCGCCGCGAGCTTGGCAGCCGTCACCGCCAGGGCATCTAGCTTTGTGGTGGTGACCGCGTTCGCCGCAATCTTGTCGGCGACCACCGCGCTGGCCGCAATCTTGCCAGCATCGACAGCCAGCGCCACAATCTTGGGAGTGGTGATGGCATTGTCGGTGATCTCTGTAGTGCCCACCGCGCCAGTCGCGATCTTGGCCGCATTGACTGAATCGTTGACGAGCTTGGACGTGTCCACCGAGTCGGTGGCCAACTTGGAGAGGGTGACCGACAGGTCAGCCATGTGGGTTCCGGTAATCGAGCCGTCCACCAACTCCTGCGGTGAAGGTGCGTAGGCGGTCAGCAACTTGCCGCGCTCGAACTGCACGCCGTCCACTTCCCACGTCAGGGTGCCCGACAGGCTGCGGAATAGGATGCGGACCTTGGCGGTACTCGCGTTCCACGCCGTGCGCCCGTAGGCGGTATTAGGGCCGAAGCGCAGCGAATGACGCGTCCAGGCGGCCTGAGCGGCGGTCAGCGAGGCAATGACGTTCGTTGCCAGCAGCGCGTTCGCGGCACTGAACTCCTGCACCTCGATGACGGCGGTGCCCGAGGTGCGGCTAATGAGCCGCGACCACGCGCTAATCCAGTAGTCGTCAGTCCGTGAGATAGCGATGTACGGCGTGATGAGGTCGCCCGCGGTCTGCAAAGACAGCGCCACGCGGGCCACCTTGGTCCCGGTGATGGCGTCCTCCTGCGGGAGGGCCGAGACGTAGTTGACCACCCAGTTAGAGCCGACCGTCCAGTTGCCGCCGGACCCCGACTCAAAGGACGAGTTGGGGACGAGGTTGGCACCCGCCACCGACAGGTCCGCCACGGGCTCAAGCGCGTCAGTGGCCTGCGCCATCTGCAGCGCGTCGTGCGCGGTCCCGGCAATCCCTCCCAGCGTGTCGGCCAGAGAAGTGGGCGCTGCGCCGAATGCAAGCTGGTAGAGCGCCTCTGAATGCTGGTCCACCCAGCTCGTGTTGACGGCTGTAACCGTGAAGGTCTGGGCGGAGACGCCCCATCCCGAGTTGGTGATCTGAATGCTGTTGCCGGCGTTGACGCCAGGCCGCCGTATCGTGACGGTCCCGGACAGCTTGGGATCCTTGCGGCCGGCGATCAGCGCATCGCCGCGGGTGTTGGCCGTGGCGGTGTCCTTTATCTCCGCGTCATTGAGAACCATCTCGCGGCGCCCGTAGGTGGCGATGCTGGTCGCATCCTCACGCCACAGCCCCACTCCCTCGCCAATCACGTACACCGCATTGATCAGCTCGGTGGTGTCCTCCTGCAGCTCGAACTCTTCGTAGCCGAAGGTAGTACTGTCGTTGGGCGTGTCGCTCAGATTGAAGCCCGCCACCGCGTTAGCCGTCTTAGTGAAGACCAGCTCCTTGTTGAAGTCAACGTAGAACCGCGCCCAGCTGTACTTCGCAATCTGGGTCAGCGACTCGCGCAGCGTCATGCCTGTGAAGTCCTGCTCGGGCATGGACGCCACGTACTGCGTCACCAGGTTGGAGTACGTGATGCCGTGACTGCCGAAGGTGCTCATCAGCCACGAGATGCGCGCCTTGTCGGTCTCCGCGGTCGATCGCACACTCGGGCTGGAGACCACGTCCATGTCCAGCAGCGCGGAGTAGTCGGCACAGGTGATGTCGTACACCCGGCTCAAGGTGTGCCCGCGGTGACTCCGTCCACGGCCCTTCACATGGCCGGCGAAGCGTCGAGTGCCGTCCTCGGTGAGGATGATCTCCTGCTCCGGCGAGACAGTAACGGTCTTGCCGAAGTCCTCCACCTCGAACGTCATGACGGCCGCGCTGCGGTAGGCACGCTGCTGAATGCGGAGCGAGCCGCGCTGCACTCGGGTGATGATGTCGGTCCCGCCCGCTGTAAGCGTCCAGGCCATCGCTACGCCCCCGGAACGGCCGCGGACACCACGCCCTGAAGGCGCATGCGCAGCGCCAGCTGGCGGGCTAGTTCGTCGATGTTCTGCTGAGTGCCATTGAAGTTGACGATGTGGACCAGCGGGCCGGTATGCGTGGTGGTCGCCCCCGCTCCGCCGCCGCCGAAGCCGCTCGGCGCGATCGCCCCTGCTCCGACACCGCCCAGCCCGGACACGGAGGAAGCGAGTCGGGCTGCCTCGGCACGCCCCACGCTGGCCGCGCCACCGAACCCTTCAGCCCACGCACTCCCGACGTTGAAGCCCCACTTGTCGATGTCCTTGAGCGGCCCTTCCTTGGGCGGGCTGTAGCCCCGCAGTGCCCCGGCGGCCGAAATCGTCAGCGTATGGGATGCCAGGAACACGGCATATGCGGCTGCCGCGATCCCGGCAGCGTAAGACCTGCCGGTATTCAGGCCGCCGGTGTAAGCCCACCCGGTATTGGCCATCGCGCCACTCGCCGCGTTACGCACAGCCTGTCCCGCATTGATAGCGACGCCCAAGTTCGCGTTGATGCCCTGTGCCAGAGCTGGGTTCACAAGTGCCCCCACCCCGCGGGCACTGGGACCGAGCTCGGCGAGGCGCGTGGTGACGACGTTGAGGGCGGCGTTGATGGCGATCAGCGACGCGGTCTTGCCCTCCTGTGAAGCGATACCGGCCGCTGTCTGGAGAGTGATCTGTTGGCCCTTGAGGCGGGCGACCTCCTGCGTTCGGGTCAGCTCGTCTTCGAGCATCTGCATGGCGGCATCCATCGCCACCTTCGGGGCGTTCTGGCCGTCCATCAGGCCCTTGGCCATCTCGACCTGGGTTTGGTAGGCCGCGCTACGGATCGCAGCCCACTCCGCTTCCACCGCGTGGCGCGGCTGAACGGCGAGTTTCTCAGCCGCTTCTCTGACGGGCCCGACTCCGGCGTACATTGCCGCCAGGTACGCGTCATACGATTTCCCGGCTTCCGCCATCGCCGCCCGCATTTCGGGCGTCCGGGTGATGATGCGGTCGACGGCCTTACGCATCTCCTCGTCGGTCGCGTCCGGGAAGCGCGCCAGTTGCTCCTCGGCATACTGCGCGGCCTGCTCAAAGCTCTTGTCGAGATCCGTCATCGCGTAGTTGACGAGATCCTTGGTGGCGTCGAAGTCGGCCCCCATCGAGTCGGCGACTTCGTGAACCCTGGTGCCCATGTCCCCGAAGTTCAGGGCCATATCGTTTAGGCCGCGTTCAACCTCGGTGGCAAAGTTGCCGATCGCGCCGATGACTTCGCCGATCGTGCCGCCGATCTCGCGGAGGGCCGGAATAAGCGTGTCGCTGGCGAAGTGCGCGAGCTCCGTCAGCACCGGCAGCAGTTGCGCGCCGATGTCCTCAACCACATCATCGAAGGCCAGCCCGGCGGCCTGCATAGCGCCAGCCGTGGTCTCGCCAAAGGCTTCGGCCTGGCCCGCCGCCCGCTTCTGGATCTCGGCGAGGGCCTCGGTCGAGGTCGTGCCCGCCTCGAGCTGGATGCCGTAGCGGGACAAGATGCCGATGTTGCCGCCGTACACCTTGCCCAGCAGGGTCGTGGCGTCGGCCAGGCTCATGCCTTTCAGGCGCGCGAGGTCCATAGCCGTGCGCTGAAGTGCCAGCGCCTTCTCGGAATCCTTGGTGACGGCCACTAGGGCGCCCAAGCTCTCGCGCTGCTCATCGTCGGCGAAGGCCAGCTTCTGGCGTTCCGTGATGGTGGCTTCGATCTGTGCGATGTTGCCCGCCGCAGCCGGCGCGTTCTCGCGCAGCGCGGTGGTTAGCAGGGCGACGCCCCGCTCCTCGTCGATGGCCGCTGTGGCCGCCGCACCGAAGGCACCGACCAGCCCGACCGCGGCACCGATGCCGAGGGTCATCGGCGAGATGAGGCCGCCCGTAACGGCGCTCAACTTGCCCAGTGGGCCGGTGGCCGTTCCGGCCGCCCCGCCCATCGCGCCGAGCTCGCCCTTGAGCCTCTTGACCGTCGCCGTCGCCTGGTCGCGGGCGCTGAGGACAAACTGAACTCGCTCTTCGCTCATTGTTGCTTGACCTCTACCGCTTCCAGGGACATGAAGATGAGGCCGCGCTGAACCCACTTCTGTACGAGGTGGTCATCCAGCGCGGCCTCCAGTTCATAGGGCGTGATACCCCAGCGTCGAGCCAGTAGCTCGAGCCGGTACTCAAACGGAATGCCCTTGATGGTCGAGGAACCGTGAAGGGCTGCGGACCCCAGCGCCTTAGCTAATCGTCCGCGGGCGTAGGGTCCAGTGCGCTGGACCGAATCGCCTCGTGCCACTTCGTCCACACCTCAGTCAGGGCGGGCAGCGAGCGGCGCAGGATGGGCTTGGTATCCAGCGTGTGGCGGACGCAATGCCGTTCGATGAGGGCCATGATCGGACCGTACAGCTTGAGCATGGCCTTCTCGTCATCGGGGTCGATCTCAGTGAGCTGATACAGCGCCAGGAAGTCCTCGCCGGACATCTCGGTCCGCATCTCGACCGTGCCACCCGCCACCTTGACCGTGACCGTCTTGGGCTTGGCTGGCTCGGGATCAGGCACCGGGGCCAGCGCCTTGCGGACGCTCATCAGCTAACGGTCGATTCTGCCGTGGTCACGGTCAGGGAGTGATCGGCAGCCGCCGTGGCGTCGTAGATGTTGACGTACTTCAACGTCTCCATCTTGAGCCCATCGACCTCGGCCCAGCGGTGGCCGTCCGTATCAAGCACACCGTAGAAGTCGAGGGTGGCGAGGTACGTCCCCGCTCCCAGCGTCGGCCCGGTAGTGCGGACGCGGATCTTGCGCACCGCCTTGTCGTTGTAGCGGTCGAGCTCGTTGTCGTTGATAAAGTAGCGGGTCAGGGTCAGCGAAGGCACCCGCTCGCTGGCACGGAAGGTGTCCTGCGCGGCCGTGGTCAGGTTGAGCGTATCGAGGTCGGTCCAGGTGTGCGGCAGCGTGAACTCGGCGGTCGTCACGTAGTTGTCGGCGGTGGTGCCGATGGTGGTCGCATCTATGAATACCTGCGTCCCAGTCGGGCTCAGGGCGGTGGAGGCAATGCTGGTCGGCGTGCCGCCGAAGGTGGTGATCTGGCTGATGGCCTTGGGCGAGTGCATCTTGGCGCTCCACTTCACGCCCTCGAGGTCGCTCTTAGCCCACGTGATGGACAGCTCGTCGCCGACCACGTAGGGCAGGCGGAAGCCGGGCTGCGTGCCCGACAGCGACGTGTCGTAGCCCCATTCGAGCGTCATGCTCTTGAGGTCATCGACAGCCGAGGACGGCACGAACGGGTAGGTCTTGTCGGCGCCGACGCCCGTCCCGGTCAGGTTAGTCTTGAAGAAGACGTTGGCCAGCAGGACGAGCTGGTTGTACGACAGCGACGGGCCCCCGATGCTGACGTTGTGCATCTCGCGTCCGGCCGCGGCGCGGTAGCGACCGAAGTACGAGCCGCGAATCTCCGGCGGACGGATGAGTGCCACCGACGGCTCATGGCTGAACTCAGTCAGCTCGAGGATGCGCGTGGGGTTGAGGGCGGTACCGCGGGTCGTTTCGAGTGCACCGCGGACAGAGGTAAAGGTCGTTGACTGTGGCACTAGGACGCCTCCTCATTGGGCTTGGAGGCGGGTGCCTCATCTACTTCGGGCGCCCACAGGGACGCCGCGTTGGCTTCGGCCTTGGACAGCGCGAAGCCGCCCGTGGCGACCAGACGCTCAGCCTCGGCCTTACTCTCGACTTCGTGCTCGGTCATCGGCTCGCCGACGACGAACGTCCCACGGATGGGGTAGACCTTCTGGGGTTGTGCGGCCATCGGTGACTCCTAACCTCGTTGCAGCTCGTCGTGCAGAATCGTGATGAACGTGCGGGTTGTCGTGCCCGCGTGGGCTTGTGCGGTGCGGGATACGAATGGGTTGGGCCTGACCCCGCGACGGGTGCCGCCGATGACGAAGTGGCGGTACCAGATGCGCGGCCCGACCACCGCTCCGGGCTTGTCGCCACGCGTGGCGCGAGTGGCCTTGATGCTCTTGCGTAGCGCGCCTGATCGGGACGGCGCGGCCGCCTTCATGGGACCGACCAGCGTGCGGGCGGCACCGATGGTGGCCTTGCCCAGCGCACGGTCCAGCTTCGGGCCGTGATAGCGGTCGAGCTTGAGCTGCAGCTTGTCGAGCCCCTGGGTGGTGACGGTAATGGTGAGCGCCATCTAGGTCGCCGCGTAGGTGACGGGCCCGGCCTCAAGGATGTCGAACTCGAACGGCACCCGGACGTAGGGCTTGTTGTTGACGCTCACGTCCTCGGGCTCGCCGGCGCGCCACACGCTGATCTGGGTGCAGGCACCGAACAGCGTCCAGTTGCCGCGGATGGAGGTCCGCACGTCGTCCACGAACTGGACGTAAGTGGCATAAGCCGCAGCGGGATCGGCACCCGAGAAGTAGGCGTCGGCGTTGATGATCCAGTGCGTGCGCTCGAAGGATCCCGGCGTGACCTCGCCGCGCCGCCACATGGTCAGTACGATCGGCGTGTCGTAGATGTCCGCAGGCAGGAAGGGCTGCACGCCGACCCCGGTGGCATAGGCTTCCTTGGTCCCCGCCACTCGTTCCTTGAAGTGACGCGCCAGGGCGTCGGTGACGGCGACTGCGCTCATGCGACCAGCCACGTCCGGTGGCGGGCTCGGTAGTCCTCGACCGTCTCCCAGGTGATGCGTGGCATGCCGCCCGCGAAGCGCGACTGGCCGAAGTCCTCACCCGTGGCACTCAGCGGCGAGCCGCCGCCAGCCCCGAGGCGGTACAGGTCCGCCGCCCAGTACAGGGTGGCCTGCTCAATAGCAGGCGGGATGGCGGGATAGCCGAACACGCCGGTCAGTTCCACGGTGTCGAAGCCCGAGTACCACGTCGGGAAGTTGCCGGTCTGGGTGAGGTCCACGGAGAGGTATGGCCCGCCGTCCTGCACCGGCCAACGCAGTCGCCAATCAGCGGCGGCCAAAGACGAGTAGGTGCCCCCGGTGGCACCCGCCACGCGAATGCCGGTCAGGCTCAGGACGCCCTGCTTGACGGTCAGCGTGTCTCGATCATCGCCGTCGTACAGACGCACCTCTGTGCCGCTCACCGCGGGATGTCGGAAGAAGTCGAAGCCGAGCGTCAGATTGATCTTGTCGGTGACCCGCAACAGCAAGTCGCTCAACAGGTTGTCGCGCGAATCACTGGGCAGTTGGAGCAGCTCGCGCAGCGCGTCCACCGTGGCGTAGGCGGTCGGTGCGCCGGCCTGGAAGACCGGGGCGTAGGTGTCGAATGCCGTGGCGCCGGTGTTGCCGATGCGGGTGCGGTAGTAATGCCCGACCGCGCCGGTTCCGTCAACCACTTCATATTGCGTCTGCGTACTGACGAGCGTGACCGAGCCGCTGGCAGAAGTGAAGGCACCGATAGCCGAGGTGTTATCGCGGCTCCAGTAGAGCTTCGCGCCCGCGCCGAACTCGGTCAATTTGTCCCCGGGATTGTCAACCGAAACTCGGATGAGCACTACTTCACCTCTGCGATGTCGGACGGTACGTCGTGCGCGCTGCCCTGCGTCGGGCTGTTACTGGCGTCGTGGATGCGGGTGCTCGATGTCTCACCCGCAGAGCCCGACGATCCCCCGCCGCCCATTGCGGACAGGATGCGTGAGCCGCGTTCACCGATCTCCCGAATGAAGGCCGAGGCAGTGGCAATAGCCGCACCGATGGAACCCAGGCCGGTCCCCAGAGCACCGACAAATGTGAGACCGGCGCTGAGGGCGCGAGCCGTCACGCGGGCCGTACCGCCTGCGAAGGTCAACGCAGCCGTGTGCGTGCGGCTCATCAACTTCGAGGCTGATCCGCTGGGAGAAAGGCTGGCGGCGAACTGCCGCAGGGAACGACGCGCGACTGTGCCGCTGAAGGTCAGCCCGGCGGTCAGCGCCTTGGTGAAAGCGGTCCCGCCGCGGCTGAGAACGGTCCCCACGGCGCCGACGAATGAGACGGCCCCAGACAGGGCGCGAGCCGTGACGCGGGACGTGGCGCCTGTGAAGGCCAGGGCTGCCGCTTGCGTGCGGCTGGTGCGCTTGGAGGCCGATCCGCTAGGAGTGAGGCCAGCGGCGAACGCTCGCAGGGAGCGGCGCGCGACCGCTCCGCTGAAAGTCAAGCCAGCGGTCAGCGCCTTGGTAAAGGCGGTCCCGCCGCGGCTGAGCACAGCCCCTACGGCGCCGACGAACGAGAGCGCGCCAGACAGGGCCCGAGCCGTAACGCGGGACGTATTGCCTACGAAGGCCAGGGCAGCGGTCTGCGTGCGGCTGGTGCGCTTGTAGACGCTGCCACCGAGGGAGATGCTGGCGCTGAATGATCGGGCGGCCCCTCGGACGACGCTACCGCTGAAGGTGAGTCCCGCGCTAGCCGACCGGGCAGTGCGTTTGGCGACGGAGCCGCTGAAGCTGAGCCCCGCCGCCAATGCCTTACTGAGCAGTCGAGAGGAGACCAGGCTACCGGTGAACGTGAGAGCTGCAGCAAACGTGCGCGCGGCGCTTCGGGTGGTGGCAGCGCTGAACGTCAGCCCTGCGGCAATGGACCGTGATGTCGTCTTGGCGGCCGCTCCGCTGAAGGTCAGCGCCGCCGCGACGGAACGCGATGTCCTTCTGGCAGCCGATGCGCTAAAGCTGAGTCCGGCCGCCAATGCCTTGCTGAACACACTGGAGGAGACCAGGCTAGCGGCGAACGTAAGAGCGCCGCTGAGTGCGCGGGCTGAGCGGCGGGCGGTGGCAGCGCTGAAGGTGAGGGCGGCGGTACGGGTAGTGGCGGTGAACTTCGCCACGGCGCCCACGAATGCCAGTCCGGCAGTGAGGGTGCGCGCCGTGCGCGCCGCATCAGCGCCCGCGAAAGTGAGCCCTGCGGTCAGGGCTTTGGTGAAGGTCGTACCTGCCACGCCTTCCAGAAGCAGGACGCCGGTGCCGTCCTGCAGTTGGTAGCCGTCTACCGCAGAGGATTCGAGTAGGAGGCGATCGGCCACGAGAGCCTCCTAGCTGGCTGGGCCGATACTCGTCAGCGTGGTGCTGGTGCTGATGCGCTCAGCCCAGAAGTAGGTACCAACGGCGACGGTCGCGGCGGCAGCAGTGGCCAGCGTGACGCTCGGAATCATCGTCCCGGCGGTGTCGACTTCGAACGTACCTTCGATGCGACAGTACATCCCGGTGTTGACGACCGAACTAACGACACTCACTCCCGACTGCTGAGTGATGGAGAACGATCCGCTTTGTCCGAGCGGACTCGAGGGCGTAGAGCTGTCGAGGCCGACTGTGTGGTACATCCACGCAATGCACCACGCCGTTCCTGCCCCGAGCGGATCCACGGCGAGGTTGCCTGACGTGGCGGACATGGCCGTGAGATACATCATCCACTCGAAGCGGTACGTCCCGACTGGCACCGTTAGCGTGCTCGGCGTGCCGAAGAGCGCCTGCTCGGTGGTGACCGAGGCCAGGGTGCGGGTCGCGTCGGCACGCAGCATGAACCGCTCACCGTCAACCATCTGCTGGCGCGTCAGCTTCTTGGACACGCCCGCCTGATTGACGGCGAACTCGTCGGTCAGGGCGGGGGTGACGACCGCAGTGAGGAGGCTAATCTTGGTGTCGGCCACGGACTATCCCCTCCAAATGGACAGCATCCAGTTCACCTATGACCTCAGCCGCCAGCAGCTATCGTGAGGTCGTAAGTAAAGGAAATCGAATCTCCGGACACAACATTTATGGCAGTAAAGGTTTTACGGTCCCACAAAGTCCCGGTGGTCACTGCGCTGAACAGGCCCCACTCAGTGATCGCCAGCGTGCTGGTGTAGGCGACGGTCGCAACCTGCCGGAAGATGTTGACCGTACCGGGCTGGGTGCTCGTGCCGCTGACGCGCGCCGGGGCGCCCGTCGTAGTCCCGAGTGCCGTATCTGCGATGGCCGCTGCGACCGTGCCGATGCCGGTGGCGTGCCATGTGAAGGCGCTGATGTCCGATGCGCCACCGGCCATGTCGGCGGCCATGTAGTTGACTCCGGCAGTGGTCACTAGGCCCGAGCCTAGATCGCGCTGGTCGATGATCTCGCCCTTGCGGATGACCTCCAGCTGGAGACGGGTGTTGAATATGACGTTGGAGATGGCCGAACCCTTGTCCGGGGTCAGCAGGATGCGCCCCAAGCCAAGCGGCAGGCGCAGTATCTTGGGTCGCATGGGGGGAACTCCTTAGTTTCGCTCGCCGCGTCTCTGGGGGGTGGTGGACTCGATCACGTCCTGCGGCACGGCGCGCTCGATGCCCGGCTCGCGGATGTACTCTGCGCGGCCGGCGGTGACGAACTCGGACGCTTCGCGCGCCTCGAGCTCGATCACCGCTCCGCTCGGGTAGGGGTCTCCGGGGTAGGAGACCAGAACCCGGATCAAGGGCATGACTAGCCCTCGCTGCGCGACTTCACCTCGGCCTCGGCCTTGCCCTCAGCGGACTTGGCGACGGCGTTGTGAGCGTCGATCAGCTTCTGGACCTCGGGATCCGGCTTCGACGCATCGGCATCTGCCTCGGCAGTCCCGGCCCCGCGCAGTTCCACGTCCTTGGCGGACACGGCCTGCTCGCGGAGCTGGTGCTTGGCAGCGTCGATGGCGACCTGCTGGTCGCCGATGAACTCGAAGTCGTTGGTCTGGTGCGGCGTGCCGTCGGGACGCCGGGAGGCCATGGCCACGCGGTCATGGTCGCCCCCAGTGTTGGTCTTGTTCTCGGTTGGCGTGGCCTTCTCAGCCATGTGGGTTTCTCCTTCAGGTGCTGACGGGGGCCGAAGCCCCCGCCATCAGGACTCAGGTGGCTGACTGGGTCAGAGCGCGGATCGCGTTCGCGTCCTGCGGCCGGGCCCCGCTGCGCTGGAACAGGAGGAAAGCTACTTGGAGGAAGTCGGCGAACCGCTCCTCAAGGCGTAGCGCCTGCACCAGCGTCACGTCACGGATGACGTAGGCCTGGCGGAAGTCACCGAACAGCACCGACTTGACGCTGGCCGCGGCGGCCGGCATGTCGGGGTTGGTGATCACCGGATAGCCGAGCACGTTGTCGGGCTGCCCGGCCGTCAAGGACGGCTGCCACAGCGGCTGGCCGGTCGTGTCCTTGAGCTTGCGGATGGTAGCCAAGCCCGCGTCGCGCAGCATGAACGCCGAGTTGGACGTGCGGTAGGCCGGATCGATGGAGTGAACCAGGTCCACCAGGCCGTCGTAAGTGATGGCCGTGGTGTTGCCCGCTGGCAACGTCACGCCCGACACCGCGTTGGTCTGGATGCCCTCCGGCTGGGCCGTGCCCGTGCCGGTGGTGAAGTGCTGGTTCTGGATGCGGGCGATTCGGGCCGCGAGCAGACTGCCGAGCTTGTCGTCGACGTCGATGGCCGAATCGTTGATGAGCTGGAGGGACACACGGACCATCTTCGAGGTGTACATGAACACGTCGAGGCTGGCCTGCCCGATCGTCACGTCCTGCTCAGTGACCTGGGTGTTCTCCGCGAGGATGGCACCCACGTTGGCAGTGTCGTCAGCCGTCGGCCACGGCAGGCTCGCGCCCGAATCCGTGGTGATGACCTCTGCGACCGACCGTACCGAGCCCTGGAACACCTGGCGCTCAATGAGCTTGTCGCGGAACTCGGCGGGCACAAAGAACCCACCGGCCGTCGTGGTACCGACGCCCTGCGCTCGAAGCTCCGGAGAGTTATCGAAGCGCTTGATCATCTGCTGACGCTGCTCGCTGTCGAGAGCGCCCATGCCCCCGCGCGCCCATGCGCGCCAGGCCTGCGCGTAGCGATCCTCGGCGGGGATATCCTCGACCGTGATCTCTGCGCTGATGGTGGACGAGTCAAGGGCGGTGTGCGTCTCGGAGGCCTCACTGGACCGCGCGGCGCGCTTCTCCTCGATCTCGATTTGATGGGTCAGGCCGGTGAGCTCGGTGTCGAAGGTTTCCCATCGCTGGGCTTCCTCGGCAT